CGGTCGGCAACGCGAACAGCTACATCGACACCTGATAGGAGGATAATATGAAGGTCGTGACGAAAAACGGTAAAGTGATCGCCACCCACAGCGACGAGCAGGAGGTCGAGGGCCTCTACCCGGGCGCAGATGTGTTCTGCTACGAGGGGAAGGTCCAGCCCGGGGACGACGATCCTCGGGCCTCCCTGAGCACCGTAGACGCCCTCAAGGTCCTGCGAATCAAGCGGGACCTCCTGCTGCGGGAGAGCGACTGGACCCAGCTCCCTGACGTGCCTCTGTCCGCAGAGGTGAAGAAGGGCTGGGAAACCTATCGGCAGGCGCTGCGGGATCTGCCCCAGAGCCTGGGGGAGAAGAAGCTGCACGAGGTGACCTGGCCGCAGAAGCCGAAGTAAAGACCCTTGCTCACAGGGTCCTTTCGAGGGGACGCCGACCTCCACCCCTGATTTCGGCGTCCCCTCTTTTTATTTCACGCCCGGGTCCAGCTTGCCGGCCCCATAACCACGCCGTGGTCCCGGAATCGCCGGATGGCCCTGCGGATGGCCAGGGTGCGCTCCCTGGGAGCCAGCTCGCAGTTGTGGAGGGCCCCAGACGGCCCCGGCCAAAGAAAGCCGACCCCGCCGGCCCGGCACCACCTGGACACGTTGTCTTCGTAGTCGTCGACCAGGACGTTCCGCTGGTCTCCGCACCGGGCCAGCATGCCCTTGAGCTTGCTGGGGCAGAGGACGATCTCGTCGAATCGGGCCTGGAAGTGCTCCCGGAGCCACTTCACGCGCCCGCTCCAAGCTCCCGGGCACCGCCAGGGAGAGGTCAGGAACCGAACGTGCCCCTCGTAGCGCAGGGATTCGACCAACTCGACCGCCCCAGGCAGGACCTCCAGGTTCTCGGCGAACATCTCGTCCGCCTCCACGATTTCCGACCAGAAATCCTCGTCGGTCATGCCCCAATCCCGGTAGAAGTGCCAGTTGCACCTCTTCGGGCGGGGCTTCCCATACAGCTCGCAGGTCGCGCCGATGAAATCGGCCAGGACCCCGTCCACGTCGCAGAAAATGTTTACATTATTGGCCATAAAAGTTCCTCCATTCTCCGGCCGGCTGGCCTTCCCACTGCCGGCGGCGGACCTGCTTGGCTGCTCTCGAGGGTCGGAAAACCCGGCCGCCGAACGACGCGAACTCCTCGTAGATGTTGACCGGCTGCGGGATCACGGTCTTGGTCCGGGGGTCGATGACGAACAGGGCGAAACCCATGGTCCAGGCCGAGGGCGAGGCCACGTAATCCTTCCCGACGGCCGCGCCGGCCATCATACCCGTGGATGTCCAGCAGAGGTTCTTTCCGGCCAGTGTAGGCATCGTCCAGACCCCAGGCCTGTGGGTATGCCCCGAGGTCCCGGACAGCCCGTATCGGCTGATTTCGGCGTCCATGGCGTTCTTGGCGATGCTCCTGCCGTGGGTGACCACGAAGCAGTCGTGGAGCACCTTCCAGGTCCGCCGGACGTTCTCAGTGCGGTCCTTCTGCCTCGGAGCGAGCCAGTTGCCGCCGAAGATCAGCTCCCAATCGTCGCCGAGACCGAAAAGCCGGTCCCACTGGAGACACCTCAGGTCCGCCAGCTCGGGGGCCGTGTCCGCCAGGTAGCGCACCAGCCGCTGCTCGTGGTTGCCCATGAGCCAGATTCGGTAGGCATTGGGGGCGGCCTTCGCGACGGGCTCAAGGAGGTGGTCCCGCACGAAATCCAGCTCGGCCTGAAGGGACAGGTTCCCGGCCCCGGGGATCTGCGTGAAGCGCCCCACCTTGGGGAAATCGACCACGTCACCATTCAGGGCCACACCGTCGGGCTGGACCTCCTCCAGCACCTTCAGGAAGACCTCCATAGCGAAGGGGTCGACGAACTGGCCGTGAAAGTCGCTGGCCACCGCAACGACCTTCACGCCATCCTTCTTTCTGGTCTCCCGATCCCACTTCCCGTAGTGGCGCACGATGGACTCCTTAGCGTAGTCTGCGATGCGCTTCTCGGTGCTCAGGCGGGCAGTGGCGAGCTTGACCTTGGAGGTGCCCCTCTTGTCGCGGAGGCCGGCGGCGCGGGAGAACTCCTCGTGGGTGCCGAAGAGGTCGGTGACGAAAATCTCGGGATACCAGCCCAGCTCCCGATACCTCTTTCGGCTGGCGGCCCAGCCTCGATACGGGTTAGCTGGGTGGTTGTAGACCCTTTCCAGGTCTGCTACCAGCTTTTCCCGCATTCGGTCGGCCTTGGCGCTGTCGTCCCGATACTCTTCGCGAAGCTCCCGGTTTGCGGCTCGCTTTTCTCGGGCCTTTTCGCAAGCTGTCTCGAACTGCTCCATCAGCTTCTGGCGGTCCGTCTTTTTCTTCATGTTTTGACTCCTTCACTGGTAGCTTACCCCCAGCTTGGTCGGCTGTCAAGCCCTTTTTCAGCTTCTGGGCAGTAGCATACGGTCCTTCGCCCTTCTTAGTCGCCTCATTCTGGATCACCGTAATAAGAGTGAACGCCTTGCCGCACTTCTGGCAGACGCCCTTGTGTGTTCGACCCTGAGGGCCGGCAGAGTAGGTGTGGGTCACCTTCAGATCACCGCTACAGGAAGCGCATTTCATCGTCTAATCCTTGGTCCAATCTTTTTACCGGACCCCCTGCCTCTGGCCGACCGGCCGGGGGTTATACCAAACCGATAGTTTGCCATCACAAAAGCATCGGCTCGGTCAGGGGAGTTACCGCTGCCCTCGGAGAGGCCCTTTCGCCGCAGGTATTCCTTCTTGCTCTCGACCTGGACCTGACCTTTATTATTCAGCGCATAGTGTCGGTCGCAAAGCTGCTTGATGAGCACAGAATCGTTCGGGATGGCTATCTCTCTGGGCCTCACCAGCTCCCTGGTGTGCCACCAGGCCTCCGAAAGCTGGTTAGCGAATTGCTTGTCATGCACCTTGGTGCTGGCGCTGTGGAACTCTACTACAGATTTACTACCTTCGTAAGCCACATGCAGCGTCCCCTGCCCGATGCCGTCAGCGTCCAGGACCCAACGCACGGTCTTGTCGCCGAACCAGCCGCAGACTCTTTCCATGTGCATACCAGCCCGGAGAATATCCACTGGCTCGCAGCCTCGCTTGATCTTGCTGTCGATGATCGCCTGCCCGCTGCGCTGGTAAACCACGTTTTCGTCGCCACCATACCTGGCCAGGTCGAACCCGAACTGCTTGAACGTAGGCGACTTCTTGGCCCAGATTACCGGGTCCAAGCGGGCGCAGGCCTCCAGATCGTCCGAGGAGAGCACCGAGTTGGGGTTCTCGCTGGGGAACTCGCCCAAGACACGCACCCGATAAACGTCGGAGTCCTTGCCATACTCTTTCGCGATCTTCTTAACGTTCTCTTGGTCGACGATGGGGGACTCTTCCGCATTCATTGTATAGGTGTGGTATTCGTCCCGCTGCGTATTGAACGCATCGAAGAAATGCACGTCGCGGAAGTTGGGGTTCCCGATCTTGATCAGAAGGGAGTTCTCGTTGGTCAGGGTGCCCTTGATCTGCTCGTCGATCTCGTCCTCGATGCCGGAGGCCTCCTCCTCCAGGAAGGTGAGGTATTTGTCGTGCCGGCCCTGGGTGTTCTCGGGCCGGCTGGCGGCCATGAGCTGAATGGACCAATCCGGGTGGTCGTTGCCTCCGATCAAGACCCTGGATTTGGTCGGCTTGATGAACGCCCGCAGGAGTGGGTGCGCCTTGTTCATCATCTTCCGGCAGGTGCCCAGCCATACATCCTTGGCCTGGACCATGGTGGGGGCGGTGACGATACCGAGCGCGTCCACGCCCAAGAGGACTCGCCAATTCAAGAGGATGACGGACAGGGCGGTCTTCCCGGGCCCCTGCCCGGATTTTACCGCAATCCGCTTCAGGCGCCGATGCGGCGGGAGCTGGCTCTCGCGTTGCACGATACGGATTACGTCCCGCTGCTGCCAGGTGGGCTCGAAGTTGAACAGCTTACACAGGTAGAGCGGATCGGCCCGAACGTCCGGGTAAATCTTCGCCCATTCGGAAGCAGCCCGCGATCTCACGCGAGCTGCCCGATCTTTCTGCGGTCTGCGACGGAACTTCAAAAGAGGCCTGCCCCCAGTCCAAACCCGCCCCCGCCGGCCAGGAGCGCCGGCCAAATGAGCCTCCAGAGGATGGCCATCTTGCTCTTCAGGGTCGACACATCGCTCAATAGGCCGTTTTTGCCGTTCCCGTGGAGGTGGTGCTG